ATTGCATCATTTGCAGATACACATGGTTTGCCAACAACTCGTGAATGGATGGATGAAGGATATCAAAAGATTCGTGCATACGATCATAGTTATTCAGAATGGTTGTGTGTTCGTGAATCAATTCGTGTAACTACTGTTAAACCATCAGGTTCTGTGTCACTTCTTTCAGGATCGTCTCCAGGAGTTCACTGGGCAGTAGGTGGAGAATATTTCCTACGTGCAATTAGATTTGGTGATCAAGATCCAATGTTGCATTTATTTAAAGCAGCAGGATATAAGATTGAAAAAGATTTAGTGTCAGCAAATACACAAGTAGTATATTTCCCAGTACATTCAGAACATAAGCGTTCTGAAAAAGATGTAAGTCTATTTGAGAAAATTGGTCTTGCAGCAACTGCACAAAAGTACTGGTCTGATAATGGTGTATCTGTAACATTGTCTTTTGATAAAGAAGAAGAGTCTAAATTTGTTGCTCCTGCATTACATATGTATGAAGGACAATTAAAAGCGGTATCATTCTTGCCAATGGGTAATAATACATACCCACAACAACCTTATACCCAAATTACTCAAGAAGAATATGACTACTATATTGGTCGTATTGGAAAGATTAATTTTGATGCTATTTATGATGGTGTTGAAAATCTTGAGGCACAAGGAGAAATGTACTGTACTACTGACTACTGTGAGATTAAGATAAAATAATCTCACTGTGGTAAAATTAGATAGGAGATCCCATGACAGTCTTATCTAATCTATATAGTGAAAAAGTAGTTTCTGAGCATCCAATTGCTTTTTGGCTGCTTAATGAGCCATTAGATTTTATTGCTAAAATTAATGAATCAACTAGAAATCTGTCAACTACTTCTAATTGGTCTGTAACAGACTGTACTGCATCAGTTGTTACTCCTATCCCAGATGATACTCCTTTTGCTAATAGCGTTTTGAATCAGGTTGCATGTTCTGTTCCAATTGGACCATCAACTAGTAGTGTCTCAAGTATTTTTAAAGTAGAAAATTTATCTCTTTCTTCATACTATAAAAACTTTTCTATTTCTGGATATTTTAAAACAAGTAGTGATTATATTTCTAACATTTATATTGGACTTCAATATGATATTCCTATTGCATGGGATATCAATGGCAACCCTGTAACATATATTACTCAATCAAGTTTTGAGAGCATAGGAATAACTTCAACAACTAGAAATCAATGGCAATTTTTAAACAAAACTTTTGATGCTTTAAATAGTAGTTGGATAAATGTAAAAGTTATTGTTAAAGTAGATAAAGTTGTTGGTGGTGCAACAAGCAATGATTATTTATTTTTTGTTAATGGCCTTAATTTAAGTCAATGGGCAGAAAACTTCATTCAAAATTCTTTAGGTACTGATGTTCAAAATTTACCTACTGATATAAATTTACCAATTGGAATTAAAGCAGTTGAGGCTACTTCATATGGATCAACTGGCGAGTCTGCATATTATTTAAGTAATGGATCAGAACTTTATTGTAAAAATTTTGGACCACCATTAGTTTATGGATCAGATACAATATCTAGAATTTATAAAAATTCAGCATTCCCCAATTATCCATCTTTAATTTTTCCAGGTTATGGATTTTTAAATGAAAAAGGAAAGTTTAATAGATACACTGCAGAAATGTGGGTTAGAGTTAATGCTGACACAAATATTCCTAAAAAATTCTTTGGACCAATTAATGGATCAGATGGTCTTTACATCAATGGTCCATTTTTAACTTTCTCAATAGGTAACAAATTTAAATCACATTATGTTGGTAAATGGTATAGACCAATGTTAATACATATAAGATATATTGAAAAAAATGTTACCGTGTTAGTAAATGGTGAAGAAGTTATATCTATTAGTTTTGTTGAAAGTGATTTAGATTTTCCATTAGAATTTAATGCAATAACTAAAAAAGATCAAAACTGGTTAGGGTTTTATGCATATGATGATCTTGACCCAGTTGAAATTGATTCTTTTGCTTTGTATTCTTACCACGTTCCAGTTGAAGTTGCAAAACGCCGTTGGGTTTGGGGACAAGCAGTTCAAGCCCCAGATTTAGTAAACTCTGCAAATAACGCTACAACAACATTTTTTGATTATGCATTTTCAGATTATAAAGTTAACTATAACTATCCAGATTTTGCTAATTGGAAACAGGGATTCTCTAGCAACATTATTAATACAAAAAGTAGTTTGCAAATCCCTGATTATAGTTTACCTGAGTTTAATATTAATAAAAGTGGCTTAACATATAATGAGTGGATATCCTATATGGGTTCTGCACAAACTTTAGAATCAGAAAAAAGTATAATTTTAAAGCCATCTATTTATACTCATGCAACATATACTACTCCAAATACATTCTTATACTATGATAATTTTAATGTTCTTACTGAAAGAGTAAAATCATTTTATGGTATTTTTAAATTACAGTCTGGATATAATACTTCAACAGGATCTGAACCATTCTTTTTAATTAAAAATAAAAATAATAATGACAACATTGTTATAAAATCTCAAGGTCAATACATTAAGTATATTGCTACAATTTCTGAAACAGAATTTGAAATTGATAGTATTTTAATTAATGATGTAACTAAAAAGTTTGTTGTTGGCATTGATTTAGAAACATTAGCCAGTTCTGAATATAACCTAAATCAGTTTTTTTCTAATCCATCTAATCTATCCTTAACAGTAGGAAATATTGGTGGAAATTCAACAAACGCCAACCTATATTCTTTGGGTTTTGATTCTGGATATAATAATAAAAAAATTGTCAGTTATTTTAATGCTAATCCACACGGTATTTTTAGTAAATTAAGCGGAAGTAATTATATACAAAATAGTACTGATGGAACTAACTTAATGGATCATACTGCAAACTATACATTAAAGGCAAAATATAACTTTGATGATTTTTATATTGATATAGATGTTGCTGGTTACTGGCAAGACAATGTTCCATTATCTTATTTTTCAAAATCAGTTAAAGGATATAGTGGTACAAGTACTTATGATTTAGATCAACTTCAGTTTAATATTGATTATCCAGAACCAATAGAAACTCTTGCTTTAGAGTATACGGACACATGGACGTATCATGATTTATTTGTTGAGTATAGCAACGTAGATAATCCAAGAACATATGAAGATTTAGATAATAACTTGTTTACTGGTTGGGAAGATTATGAAGATATGCAACAGCAATCTACAAAATATAGATATTATAATACTGATGGAGATGTTGTAAAAACATATATATCTTTCCAAAATCTTTTAGATTCAAGTAAAAAAGATTTAACAGACTTTATTGGATTTGGCAAAGCATATGTTAATGGTTCTGTTGATCCAGATTCTAGAACTGAAAATTGGGAAGACTATGCTTATGAAGTTGTTAATGGAACAATTATTTATCCACCAACACTTGACAAATATGAAAATGACATTGATTATAATAATTTGCTAATTGTTTATCATTTAGATTTTAAAGTTGTTGATTCTATTAATAATAGAGTTAATTTAAAGAATCTTCAGTTTGTTTCCCAAGTATATGAAAAAACAAACTTTACCCCAATTGGAACTAGATATGGAAACTCAGTTTACCCATATAGCAAAACTGGATACTATTATAATTTTAAAGCAAAAAATCCAATTGAAATTTATAAGGGAAGCACACCACATCTTTATTTAACAAGAGATTCTGGAATGCATATTCATGGTGACTTTAATACTGTAACTGAAAGAGGAATTGCATTACCAGTCAATAAATCTGCTGCTGTTGATGTTAAAGTTTCTTCTATACAGATGTGGATTAAGTTTGCAGACTTAGCATTTCCAACTGGTCCAGTCAAAATTGCAACAATAGAATCTAAGAATGATGCAATTTTAGATTTATATCTAGAAGCAGACTCTAGTGGAGAAAGAGGTTATATAAAAGCAATTGATAGAGCAACAGATGTTGAAGACACTTCGGTTGAATTTTACGTAAATGGTATACCAGTTCAATACCCTTATTTGGATAATGAAGAATGGGTTGTTTTAGGTATTGCTTTTACTGGATTATTAGATTTTGATGGCTATGCTGGTCAAATTAATCTAAATGGTCCTCTTCTATATAATAATATTTCTTACTATACTTACAATACCCTTGATGCCACAACGTCTTCTTCATATAGATCTTGGGGAGCAACAAAAGCCACTGCTGGAGTAAATAATACTTGGGCATACTGGAAGGCTCAGCATGTTATTTCTTCAACATATACATATCTACCTTATTGGACATATTTGAAAAATCTTGAAACTACAACAATATATAGGATTGATCCATCAACATTATATAAAAAATATACTGGAACTGATCGTATTATTATTGATGATCAGTCTAGTGGACTTAAGGTTAACCCAGACAAGGTTAGAATATATCAAGACGTTCTAACGTCCTATTATAATAAGTCAGCCGTATAATCTGGTATACTTATGGTTATGAATCCTCTAATTAATAAAAAAACTGGTAAGCCTATTGTAGGAAATGTTAGAAAAAAGGTAATTGAAAAGAACTATGACTGGGGTCTTTATGTATATAAAAAGGCTACGGGCAAATGGTTTACAGATGGACAAGGTTCAGTTTTAAATATAGAATCAATGCGTGGGGATCTAGAACAAATTAAAAAGTTAAAATCTGCTGCAATGTACTATGGAGATGAAGGCGATGGAGAATGCATTTTTGTTCCAGGGCTTACAAGGATTAGCGAAGAAGAGCACTCAGAACAAACAGATAGAATGCTTCAAGGATTGATTCCATCAATGAATGACCTAGGTGCTTGGAAGGCTGCACAAGATACTTTGAATACACATGGAAGAGAGGCTTTTGATGCCTAACGAATATACTTATGAAAGTGTAAGTGCTTCTTTAAATACACAAGAAGAAGTAGAAAATATTTTTAAGAAAAATGATCCATTCAATCAGGATTGGACATCATTAAAAGACTTGGCTGGACTTGATCAAAACTTTAAAAGAAGAACTGGTCGTACAGTAAACAAAGCAGTTGAAACCTATAGTTCAGCAACAATGACTCAAAGTGTTGCTCCAACTAATGCTTATCTAGATGCAGCAAGAAGTAGTAGTGTTGGAACAGATGCAGGATCAAAACAACTTAATCCTGGAACTGTTTATCGTAATGGATATGGCCTATTTGATGTTATTACACCACCTTACAATCTTTATGAACTTGCTAATTTTTATGATACAAATTTTGCTAACCATGCTGCTATTGATGCTAAAGTAGAAAACGTTGTTGGTCTTGGATATCGTTTTGAAATTAATGATCAGACAATGATGAAATTGGAATCAGCCCAAGATTCTACAGCGTTGGATCGTGCAAGAAAAAGAATTGAAAGATTAAAGTTGGAAACAAAGTCATGGTTGGAAGCACTCAATTCTGATGATAGTTTTACAACTACAATGGAAAAGATTTTTATTGATGTGCAATCAACTGGTAATGGATATATGGAAGTTGGTCGTAAGGTAAATGGTGAGATTGGATATATTGGACATATTCCAGCAACTACTATTCGTGTTCGTAGACTTCGTGATGGCTTTGTTCAGATCATTGGCCCTAAACTAGTTTACTTTAGAAATTTTGGTGCAAAGAATCAAAATCCTTTAACAGCAGATACTCGTCCAAATGAGATTATTCACTTTAAAGAATATTCACCTTTAAATACCTATTATGGAGTTCCAGATATTATTGCAGCACTTCCTTCATTACTTGGTGATCAACTTGCTGCTCAATACAATATTGATTACTTTGAAAACAAAGCGGTACCAAGATATATTATTACCCTTAAGGG